GACTTCATACGGCTCTCCAGTACGTATTTGGTACGCACCGACAACTGATGACCCACCATTGCCTGTATCTGATGCGTTGGCTGTAGCTGTAGCAGTAATAGTGTATGTGTTCGCACTGGGGACTGTTACAATTTGATACTCGGCGTTTAACACGTTGGCTGTTATGTTACCGCCTAACGATGCAGCGCCACTAAAAGTAACAAAGTCGTTTTCACGAGCGCCATGCCCTGCATCAGTAATAGTCAGAGTTGCTGACCCATTCGTAGCAGCAAACGTCACGTCTCCCGCAGCGGTGGTACTGCGAATAGGTGTGATGTCGTTATACCCACCACCTTGCTCTAAATAAAACTTGAGGTGCGTACCAACGCCAATAAGATTAATGCTACCTAAAGTAACCCAATTCCATAGAGATCGGCACACCCCCAGAAACGAAGTTCCTGAGATACGTTGCCAACCACCTATTTTTTCGGGAAAGCCCTGTCTGAAGCGTACTTTATCGCACTCATACCATCCCGCTTCATCGGTGTAGCGTGTTACTTCTCTATTGATACCGGGTTTAAATACTAACTTCTTTAGAGCCATAATCCACCTACATACTTTCGCCAAAGATAGGAGGTAGTGTAGTGACTTCTATAGCTACATGCTGCTTTAGATTCAATGACGCACCGCAATCAGAACAAGTATCTGCTTCAAGTTCGGCTTCATCAAGATCATATCCACAGTGTGCACACACAACGTGCACCGTATGCTTTGGTTCTACACCGCTTTCAGTATCTCTAGCTTCTACGGTAGTTTTCATACTACACCACCAATTCAAAGTGAGGGCCGTCAATAAAAGGCCGTTTGCCTTGACTACGACGTAGGTCTACGTACGCATTCATAGCTTCTTCCATTGTACCATCCCACTCGCGGATGTCTGGGATATGCCATGCGGCACCCCAACGAACTCCAACTCCAGCAGCTTTAGCGCCCTCTTTCATGGCATCTGCAAGATCATCATATAAATTTAATTCCCACGAACCTCTCGACCCAATATAGGCCATAAGGTCTACAGCGTGACCGCCAATGTGCTTAGATTTCATGGTTTTACTTGCGCCTTTAGCAACAAGTTCTCGTTGTTCTTCAATGGTTCGGAGACCACAAATTACACCAAAATCGACTTTTGTAACGGCAATAGCATAGTCAACGACTGCGATTAGTCCAACATCTACACCCTCCAACCTGTCTCGACTACGTTGTGATAACTTAAAACTCATTTTGCTACGCCTTTCGTTTTCTCGAATGATCTGAGACCGCCCAGACCCAACATGCCCATTAATACGGGCATCATCACACTCATATCGGCCTGTGGAACTTCCACTCCAAATCCGGCTGCTATGGGGGATATTAAAAAATTGACGGCTAAACCAAGCACACAAACGTGCCCACATAAGGGCCTCCAAGACGATTGAAAGAAGTTACCTTTAGCATCAGCGGTATTTAACGCAATTTGCGCTAGAGCAATTTCCTGCCCATGTTTTTCCGCCATAGTCCCAATTTCATGGGCGAGCTTAGCTTTCTGGTCTTTATCTTCAATAAACTTGTCTAACAGTCCTGAAACAGGACCTATAAGTTGCTGTAGCATAAATAGCCTCCTATCTCTTTGTTAACCCATTTTTGATAAGATGGCTACTAGCATTGCTATTATGGTACCAGCCGCACCGATCAGGATTGTTTCCAAGCGTTTAATCCGAGTAAATACCTCTTTAAATTGGATATGTACCTCGGTCTCCAGCTTGGTCACTCTAGGCTCAATTTCGTCTATGCGACGATGGGCATCTCGAACAGTGCGGCTCATAATACATCTTACTCACTTACTTCTTTGGGTTCAGGGTTTTCTAACGACTGCGCCAGCATATTAGCAAATGCTTCACGACCGACATTAAGTTGATCCATATTGAACTGAGCTGAACCCATTTTTCGTTCGAGGTCAGCAAGATGGTTTACCATCGTCTTCTGCTGTTCAGTCATTTCTTCTACAAAGTATTCTTTGTCGTTAACTGTGATTGGGGTCTTTTTGTCTTTTCCCATCATAAGTCTCCTTGGTTTAAGTTAAATTACCACGGTAGTGGTTCTTGAGTAGGCGAAACAGGTGGATTCTTTTCAGAGTCAATCTGTCCTGCCACACACGCTTCCCAGTTGGATTTTCCGTCTTCACCCATTTGCTCCCATATCCAGCCTAAAACTTCAGATTCGGTAAGGTTTGCATACGGGACAAAATCGTCACCCTGTTGGTCAGGGAATGCTTGAATCCCATTAATTTCTCCAGAATAATCGCCATCAACGCCCGTGCATAGCCACTGCGCATCAACAACGAAATCTGGTTGTGGGGTTTGTAGTACGGACATGTTTGTCACTGTCCAAGTGTAGGTTATAGCCATTTCATTTCTCCTTTAATTAGCCACAGTAAAGTACGCAGGATACAAGTTTTTCAGCAACGGTGCTGTCTCCTATTGTTACTTTACCAATTGTTTTACTTCTAATAATGTCATCAGATTGTACGACCGCCGTACCGTCACCGTTACTTTCGAGCAGATCGCCTTTGCTGCAAGCTCCTGTCACTCGAACAGAGCCAATACCAACAGACACAACCATAACTTTTTCGTCGTCATCGAACATATCTACCACACCGTAGACGCAAGCATCCCCCGCAGAACTAGAAACCTGCACTTTAGCGTGATCTAGTCTTGGCTGACCTGCTTTTGGGGAGCTAGTAGGATAAACATCAAGCTCATCTATTGTACTAACAACAGTGCCTTTTGGAGTATTTGCGGGTATACCAGATGATTCGTGCCGACCCGCAAAACCATTATAACTTACGGTGCTTCCGCTTACAGAAATATTGCCTTCATTACTGTCGTCTTGGAAAAATTGAACAAGCGTACCATCATTAGCGATACGATTAATTTCAAGCGGCGTACCACTGTTTCTTGAACATTGTAACGTGCCGCCATCATTTGTTCGTATTGTTACACCAGCGTTTTGGCGACTAAAGCTGGCGACATTGCCCGGACTGCTTGTGATGTTTCCGTCACTGTTTATCATCAGCCGAGGATTACCAGCACCATCTGCTAAGATAATATTATTGCTTGAGGTGCGAATGTCTACGCCACCAGAGTTACCACCAAAACCTCCAAGAATAGTGTTATTGGCTCCGGTAGTTACATAGTAGCCTGCAAATTGCCCAATAAAGGTGTTTGCCGCAGAGCCAGCAACTACGCTTTCATGCCCCGCCTTATCGCCAACAAAGGTATTGTATGTACCCGATACATTCTTAACCCCAGCACTAAGACCAATCGCCACGTTATTAACACCTGTGGTGTTAGCGGATAATGTTGAATACCCGATAGCTACGTTATTATTTCCGGTCGTATTTGCCTCTAAAGACCCCGGACCAAAGGCGCTATTGTAAGACCCAGAAGTGTTAAACCTCATTGCAGCATTCCGACTGCCGGGGTGATAAGTGCCGACAGCAGTGTTTCCTATGCCCCCATTAGTTGTGCGTAATACTTGTGCGCCTACAGCGGTGTTGCCCGTGTAAGTGGTATTTGTGTGTAAAGCCTCAAAACCCACGGCGGTGTTGTAATCTGCCGTAGTATTGCCGGTCATCGCCCTGCTTCCTAGAGCCGTGTTGGAAGCACCGGTCGTATTGTCGGATAAGCTCCAATACCCCAAGGCGGCGTTGTCTGCGCCTGTTGTATTCGCATCAGCAGAAATCCTGCCAACAAAAGTATTTTGCGCTCCGGTATTGTTTGAATAACCTGCCGCTTGACCAACAAAGGTATTGTTTTCAGCAGTTGAGTTTGAATAACCCGCTAGATAACCCACAGCCGTGTTGTTGGCACCGGTCGTGTTGGCATATAAGGTACTTGATCCCACACTCGTGTTGGATGAGCCTGTGGTTGTACTTAATCCAGAAGATGCTCCGACATTGGTGTTGTTTGTAGCGGTCGTAATATTTTGAGCCGCTTTACTACCTATCGCAGTAAGAGTGTTAGTGCTGGCTCCAGAAACACTACCAAATCCTGCACGATAACCCAGTACCGTGTTGTTTTGGCCGGTCACGTTATAATAAAGGGACTGAAATCCAACCGCTGTATTGAACGAATACGAATTATTCATGACCTGATTTGACATGGCCTGTGTGCCAAGAACAGTTGTTCCAAGGCCAAGTAAATCGCTCGTCAAAGCGCCATTACCAACGACTACGTTGTTTCCGCCGGTCGTAAGCGCGTCACCAGCCAAACTACCCACTATAGTGTTTTGAATGGCAGTCGTCATGTTAAGGCCAGCATTATGGCCTATAGCAGTGTGATAGCCCGTGGCTCCAGCATTTAAGTCTCTAGCCGCGTTAGTACCTACGGCTACGTTACCGCCATGCGCATCTTCTGTCGTTAAAGCGTTATACCCTATAGCTACGTTGGAGCCGCCGGTCGTCAAAGCGTCACCCGCAAGATAACCTATGGCTACGTTTGCACTACCTGTCGTATTTTGCGCTAAAGCCAAATGACCCACTGCGGTGTTAAAAGATGCGGTAGTGTTTTCTCCAAGGGCGGAGTAACCGATGGCGACATTACTAGAACCCGTTGTGTTTGCATCAAGTGCAATAAAGCCGACAGCAACGTTGTTGGAAGCGGTTGTAGCAGCGTCCAGTGCCAAATAACCAAGGGCAACGTTACTGCTACCAGTGGTGTTGTTTCGCAGCGAACCGTAGCCCATAGCGATGTTATTAGAGCCAGTGGTGTTGTCCTCCATGGCCCTTCTACCCACTGCGGTATTAGTTTCACCCGTCGTGTTGGTTAGCAGGGCATCGACACCTATCGCAGTGTTCGAGCCTCCGGTGGTGTTGGCATGTAATGCTCTATAGCCAAGCGCCGCATTATTTGTGCCTGTACTATTAACGTATAGGGCCTGATAACCAACAGCGGTGTTGTTGCTTGCTGTTGTATTTCCAGCTAACGAATCATACCCAACAGCCGTGTTATAGCTTCCTGAGCTATTTGCGTACATAGCCGCACGACCCAGTACGGTATTTCTTTCACCGCTGGTATTTATAGCTAGTGCGTAGTTACCGACAACAGTGTTGTAATTTGCTGTCGTGGTGTTGAGGCCGCTGTACGATCCAATAAATGTGTTATGTGCGCCGGTAGTTAGAGCGGTTCCCGCTTGAGTTCCAAACGCTACATTCTGTTCACCTGTAGTGGTTGCGCCTAATGCAAGGTGCCCCACCGCAACATTGCCTGATGCAGTAGTGTTAGCATCTAAGGCTCCTTGTCCAATAGCAATGTTACGACTACCAGATGTAAATTTTTGCCCTGCATATCTACCAATAGCGATATTATTAGAACCTGTTACGGCTGTTCCATCTCCTGCCATAGCACCAAGACCGATGGCTATGTTTGCTGAACCTGTAGTAATACCGTTGACAGTAGAGGCATTAGAAGAGCCTGCATACACACCGAGCATTACGTTCTCAGAACCAGTAGTAACACTCATTCCTGCTTCAACACCTACCGCAACATTTTCTGCGCCTGTAGTGCTTGTGGTTAAAGCATTATAACCCACCGCTGTGTTGTTGTTGGCGGTGGTGGCGGCGTCTCCTGCAAGGCCGCCAATAAACGTGTTTTGGACACCTGTGGTTACTGCGGCTCCAGAGTTGTAGCCTACTGCGGTATTAAGAGCATTTGCCGCACTGCTGTTTGATTGTACGCCTAAAGCGTTCCAACCAATAGCTGTGCTGTACTGCCCTAATATTTCAGCGCCTAAAGCGGCAAATCCTAATGCTACGTTTCTATCTGAGTCAGTTAAGGCATCACCTGCAAGACCACCGATGAGGGTGTTTTCTGCGCCTGTGGTTACTGCATAACCAGCGTTATAGCCCAAAGCTGTATTGTAGGCATCGGTAGCACTAGTGTGATTAAGAGTTCTTAAAGCACTTCTACCAATTGCTGTGTTTTTAGAGGACTTAGTGTTTGTTTGTAACGCACCATCACCGACTGCAACTGTGTCATTAACGGTAAGCTGTGCTTGTCCTGCTTGGCCGACAATAACGTTATTACTGCCTGTGGTTTCTACTCCTCCTGCCGCGTACCCAAGTAAGGTGTTGCCTGCTCCTGTTGTAATACCAGAACCCGTAGAACTGCCAAGAATCGTGTTTAGTGTGCCAGTCGTTATAGCATCTCCTGCTAAAGCACCCACGGCTACGTTTTGAGAACCTGTGGTGTTTGCGGCTAAAGCACTTCTACCAATAGCCGTATTGTTTGCCCCAGTGGTATTTATGTACAGTGCAGACGAACCTATTCCTGTATTATTATCTGCCGTTGTATTATTACCAAGAGCATCTGCCCCAAGGGCCGTGTTATGTGCCCCAGTTGTATTATCTGTTAAAGAAGATGTACCGACAGAAGTATTATAATCCGCTGTGGTGTTTGCAAAAAGCGATTGATACCCCACAGCAGTGTTGTTACTTGCGGTGGTGTTGCCCATCAAAGATTGGAAACCCAACCCTGTGTTATTTGATCCGGTTGTATTACCGTAAAGAGCATATCTACCAAAGGCAGAAAGGTTGTCGCCTGTAGTGTTGGAAGTTGCAGCTACGTTTCCAACAGCGGTATTGGAATCTCCTGAAGTATTAGCCGTTAAAGCAGCACTACCAATCGCGGTATTACTAGCACCGCTTGATAAGCTATCTAAAGCGGTATCACCTAAAGCTACGTTACCTGCATTAGTAGGATAGTTACCATCCAGCTTGATTGTGCCGGTAGCAGTTATTCCACTATCTTTAAGCACAACACCATCAATAGTCACACCACCAGCAGAAGTAATTTCACTGATCGTATCGACATTAAGGCCACCAGTTGCAGTAGTTGCACCCGTTACTCCAAGTGTTCCTGCTACAGCAGTGTTACCATTCGATGCGGTAACAGTAAATTTGTCAGTATTTACATCAAAATTACCGTCAACACCAAAGTTGCCAGTAACATCAATACCACCTGTAAGAACAATATTCCCACCAACAGTGGCATTACCCGATAGAAACAAGTTGCGGGGGCGTGTAGCACCCGTTGCGCCTATATCGTAAGTATTATCGGTAAACAGAAGATGTGACGTAATTGTACTGTTAACAGTCAACGTATCTGACGCGGCATCACCAATCGTGGTATTACCAGAAATAGTCAAATCGGTCGCTGAAATAGAACCCGTCAGTGTTGGTGACGAGATAGTAGGCCCTGTCAGGGTCTTGTTCGTAAGTGTTTCTGTACCCGCAAGCGTAGCTAATGTGCCTGTTGTAGGTAAAGTTACGTTAGTCGCACCTGTAGTTGTTAACGTAAGTGCATTCGCTCCAGCCGTTGTAAACGCCGCTGCGGTTGTTAAATTACCCGCAAGAGAGACTGTGTACCCACCAACAGATAGCGATTGGATATTTGTAGCGCCTTCTACGACGTTAGTACCGTCACAGAAAAGAAACATTGTTTTGCCGTTTGGTATCGCAATACCCGAGCCGCCAGAGGTTTTAAGCGTGGCGGCTTGTCCCGAAGCATTCTTAGCAATATAGATTTTAGCGGCTGTAGGGCATACCACAGTCGCTGCCCCAGTAAGATTTGATCCTGTATCGGTGAACTCTAGCATCGCACAACGCGATTCAGAGGTTGTACCATCAGCGGTAGTCAGCACATGGGAGTTACTCGACCACGTGTTAATGACTGCACGCCCGACAATGGCCTGCTCAATCATAGAAGTGATATTGTCGTTTACAACATCCCCCCATGTACCACTGAGTTCCCCTTGGACAGGAAGGGCTAGTTTAAGTGTCGAAGTGTACTGTGTTGTCATCTTTTAATCCTCACGCGGCTATATCTTGCCAATTAGGAGTCTGTCCTGTTGAAACATTACCCCAAGTTGGTGCTTGTGCGCCAGCAATATTTTGCCAATTGGGGTTTTGATTGTCATTTATGTCTCCCCAAACAAATACTGTACCTACCGCGCCTGCTGCATTTACACCTGTTACAGCTACATCTGAGTTAGCTGCAACTATTACACTACCGAGTTGTGTTTGTCCGTAGACTCCTGTTACATTTTCTACAATACCTAGCTGTACAGAAACAGTTCCAATAGAACCTGTGGCTGCAAGACCAGATGTTGCGACGATTGCGTCTCCTGCTACAGAGACTGTGCCTAAAGCACTTGTAGCGCTTACCCCAACGGGGTAGATATTTGCTTCAGCAATAACAGCTACTGAACCTAGTCCGCTTGTAGCGGATAAACCTGCGGGGGAAACAACCGCTCCCGCTTCTATAGTTACACTACCAAGTGCACTTGTTCCTACGTTACCAGTCACTGCTACATTAGCAGCGGCAGAAACTACAATTGTTCCAAGCTCTGTCGTGGCTTCTAGCCCAACGGGGGAAACAACTGCTCCTGCGTCTACAACTACACTACCTAATGTAGATGTGCCTAAAACACCTGTAACCGCTACATTAGCCGCAGCGTCTACAACTACACTACCAAGAACTGTCGTACCTACTACATTTGTCGGGAAGATATTAGCTTCCGCAACAACACTAACTGTACCTACGGCTGTTGTAGCTTCAAGCCCAGCAGGTTGAACCGTAGCGGCACCACTAACAGATACAGTACCAACCGCACCTGTAGCTGACGGCATCTGTACATCCGTACCCCACGCGGTACTGCCCCACCCACCAGCAGACCAACCTCCATAGGTTACAAGTACGTCAGCCATCAGTCATCACGCTATTCGTATGATGGCGTTAGACGCATCAGCAGTAGGGAATTGAATTGTAAAATCACCCGCTGTTGATGTCTTATCAGCTCCAAAATCAAGAACCGCAACAGCAGGATTAGTCCCGCCTGATTGGTAAATTAACGCCCCACGAGCAGTAATTGTTGCAGTAGCCCACGTAGTGTTCGCAAAATCTAGGAACGCTGTAGTGCCAGACGTTGTGGGAGCTACAACGGTTAACGTGTTACCACCCGCTGTATAACCTGTACCGGATACTTCGTTTGTTGTGCTGTACGCTGTTGTCGTTGCACCCAATGTTGCGGATGAGGTAAACAGTGCGATCTTAAACGTCTGAGACGTGTTGGAACTAAAGTCCATCTCCCCATCAAGAAGTGCTTTCTTGAAGGAAGTTACCATTGCTTGTGATATTGCCATTTCTTATCTCCTATTCTACTTTCATTCTAAACTGCCCAGAGCGATATGTATCCTCACGAAGTTTACCATCGCCCAAAGTTTTAAGCAGTTTTAGCGATTGAACATATAAACGTTCATAAAACTGCACTAGATCAGGCTCGCCTTTCATAAAGCGTATTGCCTCGATCAATGCCCCATTAAGTAACGCTGAATCAAACTCATCACCTAACCATGTAGTACCCGCTGTAACAATTGACTCAGGGTAATACCCATAATGCAATTCCATTGTATAAGCGCCATCAGGGGTAGGCCCTAAGAGAAACGAATCATCATCAAAATATGCGTAATGTTTCGGTAATCCTTGTGACGAAGCACTAGGATACGCTTCCCTAACAAAATTTACATCTTTATTGAGTAAGTAATGATAGTCTCCAGCACTATCAACAACCGCTAGTGAATAGCTCCACAGGAAATCTGTAGGCGCACCAAGGTACTTGTTTCCTGAACTAAGTGTTCCCGTTACATTTCTACGTAAAGCAGGAATTTGAACAGTATTATATATCTTCTGTTCGGCTTGTTCAGTGAACATAGCGAGTTGTTCATCAGTGAAAGAGTTTTCAGTGATGTTCTCAATATTTGTTTTTAACTCGCTGTAGTTCATAGTTTACCCCATTGGCCCACGAGCCATAGTCCCTTTTGTAGCTGCGCCTGTACCACGGATTTTAACGCCTGTAGTCTTGACACCAGTCATGTTGGGCTTCGGTGCGTCCTTAACAGGTTGCACCCCTTTGGCCTTGATGACCTTGGGTTCTTTCATATCAAATACGTTCATTTTACTACTCCTACGTAATGTTTACGGTAACTTGCCCTAAATAGCTAGTACCAACTAATGAGTTAGGGCTAAGCCCATACGGATCATTTCCTCCGCCTACTGGATTCCATCCCCATTGAATGTCTCTACTACTGTATGGTCCAGCTTCCCCAAGACTTGTATCTATTCTAGGGTCTCGTATAGCCTGCGGATCATTTACAGGATATTCCCCTAGTTTAAGTTGCGGCTGGCTCGGATTCCAACACTCAGGACAGGCTTTAAGGTCTGTGTCTCGCCCTTTAACCACAAGGTTACGCAACTCTTTGAGTTTATATTGAAACCCACAAACATCGCATAAAGCGATGGCTTTCTTAGCAGATGCGAACCTATCACCCATACTATATTCTACCTATTTTAGGCACAAAACGCGCAGAGGTTTTTTCACGATCTTCTTGCGCAGCTAGGGCGAATTGCTCATCATAAATTTGTTTTAGCATCCCCACTCGCTCTATAAGCTGTGGGTCTTTCATAGCAATATAATAAGCTAACCCTGCAACCAAGCAAGGGAAGAACCTAAAGTTCATATCTGCGGTCTGTACACCACTACCAGCGTCTTCAATACGACGCATACGCCAATATACAAGTTGATAGCTTTGCGTACCATCAGGGATAGGCCACACAGTAGCCGCAGGAACTTGTTCCCAATACACAGGAAGTGCTTGAGCACCCGGAATTACTGTATGTGCAACTGCGGTTGTACCTTGTTGTCCTCTAAAACAGTTCTGTAAGACGTTACCGTCAATACTGCCATAGTTTATTATTTCGTCTTCAATCTTTACAAAACCTGCGGGGGGTAGATCAGAAATTCCACTTAAAGTAACTGTAGTATCTGTACTAGACACAGTAGCTGCTAGTGTGATTCCTAAAGGATAAGTTTGTCCGCTATTCCTATGGATGAAAACCTGTACTGGCCTACCCTGTGTTAACTTGTTAGGGATAGACGCGTAAGTGCTCACACTAATACGACTTATAGTAAGATCGGACTGTAACGAGGTGCTACCCGCGCCCGTGCGTATTTGATGTTCCATTAAATCAATGGTATCGTCAGGTAAGGCATATGTTGACTGCCCCTGCGCGAGATCAAGAGAGCCTTGCTCTATTGTCCACATATTAATACCACGGTTCTGCCACTCGATAGTCATCAAGTTCATAGATCGACGAGCAGTACGAAGGTCATACCCAGAACGTAGTTCACGTCCCGCACGTTCCCACGCTTCTTCAGCGATCTCCGTGAAGTCCATGTTAAATGTTGTAGTGCCTGATGTAGCCATTATTTACCCCACCCTGATTTAGCTTTGACTTTGGCTTTGTTAGAGAGCTTGCCATAGTGGAACAATTTTTTAGCTGTTTTAGACATACTTTTTCCAGTCATAAGAGTTCCATCAGGGTGCTTGTGCATACTACCCTTATGCTCTTTACCGTCTTTAAAGTAATGTTTAACACCCATTCCCATGTTTACTTGCCTTTAAAGTACGCTTGTACTTCCGCTAGTAGCTTAGTTTTAGATTTACGGCGGTCTAGCTCAACGCCATGTCCTCGCATTAGCACCTCAAGTTCTTTCTTGGATAGCTCTGCGTAATCAGGCGCGGTTTCTTTAACAGGGGCTTTAACAGGCGTAGGTTTTACACCCATAGATTTGAGTTTGGCTTCGGCTTGTTCTTTGGTCATTGTATCGTAGACTTTAATGTCGTACGTGCCATCAGATTGTTTTACACCAATTTGATAGACTGGTCCTCCTGACGAGAACCTACCGTTTTGAAAAATCTCCATCAATTTTTCCCCTTACGTTTAGTTGAAGATACCCTACGCGGTTTACCCGCAGGTTGTCCCAACCGTTTCTTTTCAGCGATTTTGCTACGTTTTTCAGACGTACTCATTTCGCTACTCGTTTTAGGGGTTTTGCTACTTACACGTTTACTAGGTCTACAATAAGGTGTACCTCGTGATTCCCCTTTTTTGCGTCCACAGGCTTTTCCAGTACGAACATCTTTCCAGTCTTCTTTAAACCAGCGTTTTAACGACGCGCCTTTAGCTGTCTTGCGTACTTCACCACCAGATTTGTAGTACGTACGCATTACTTTCCAGCCTTTTTCTTCCGGCATTTAGCAATAGCGCCCGAT